GGATAAAGGAGGGGGAAACAAATGAAAAGAAGTTGGAAGAATTTCAGAATAGACAAAAACAAAGTTTACATGAGATTAGGACAAGCAGTAGCATATACATCAATGTGGTTAGCAGGAGTAACATTTTGTTACTGGATGTTCTTACAGGGAATGACATACTAGGAGGAGATATATGAAAGATAAAAATTTAAGTATTATAGACAAAATTGAGTTATTTATTTCAGATTTTATAGATTATGATAACGAACATCATTGCTTTAGACCTTTTGTATTAGGTTTTTGTACAGCAACAATAATAGTAATGATTACTATTTTGGTAGCTATTATTAAAATGTCCTAACAAGAGCAACAATAGAAACTATTAATGCGATAAAAGCGACAATTAATGCTAAAGTCTCAATGATATGTTCAGAAATCCAAGCATTACGAACTACTGAAATATAAGTTATACCTTTATTAGTTACTTTTATAGAAGAATCACTAACATATTTAATGTGATCCTCTTTATAAAGTGAATGCACGATTTCAATTAAATGGTCTTTAGGAATATCAGGGAAAACTTTTGAAAGATTAATAAGATTATAATGATTTAATTTGTTTTTACATAAATATTTTAATATTTTTTTAGAATTTTTATCCATAATAATAACCTCTCTTTCGAGGGTATTATACATTAATTTACAAAATTTTACAAGAAAGGAGTACAAAAAGATGGACAAGTTAGATAAGTGTTATTACTGGCACATAATTACTTTGGCAAAATTAAAATTAAAAGGAAAGGAGTGTAAGAAATGTTTAAGAAGATAAAAGAATTACAAAGTTTAGTTGATGAAAGTAGAAAAGCATTAAAAGAAGCAGAAAGAAAAGTAGAAAGACTAGAAATAAGTCAAAAAAGTTTGAGAGCAGAAATAGAAGATGAACATTTAGAAAATTATAAACATCATAGAAAGTTATTAGCAATAGAAAAACTCTTACAAGAACAGGATTACAACAATACAGAAAATCTAAAAAATAAAATAAGAACTATATTAAATAAAAAAGAACTAGTAGACCTACTAAAATCAAACTAGTTCATAGACACTTAAATAAACGAATCTATTTATATATTAGCACAAATAAATAGAAATGTCAAAGGAGAATTAAAATGAAATGTTATAGAAATATAACTACTGATGAAGTAGTTTATAAAGAAGAAGCAGAAAGATATGTACTTAATAGATTGGGAATAACTGTAACACCAAAAGGCAAAAATGGAGAAATGACACAAGAACAAATAGAAAATATAGAAAGTACAATTGATTGGTTTTTCAGTGGAAATTGGATTGAAGAAGAAATAAAGGAAGTAGAAGAACCAAGTGTATTTGAATTAATTAATGAGGAGTGTGAGCTAGAAAATGTTTAATGAACAAAAAGAAGAATATTCGACAAAACAAGGTAAGAATATTCCAGTATTGCAAAGTGATAAATATAAATCCGCAAGAAAAAAGGCAATAGAAATTATAGATAAAAAAGAATACGGATTAACAGAAGCAGATTTTTGGATATTAATGAATGAAACAAAAACAGGTAAAATGCAATATACAGGATTGATAATAAGCCATACAGGGTGTTTGAAAATAAATGACAAATTAGAAGATACAAAAAGATTTAATCCAGAAAGTGTAATTATAGACAAAGATGGATACAATGATACGTTAGTATATACATATATAAATAAAGAACAAGGGTTATATGAAGTAGGAGAAGTTAGTAAAACAAATTGCAAAAATTCATACCCATATGCAATGGCTTTAAAGAGATGTTTTGACAGAGTTGTACTAAAAAATTCAAGACTAGCATATGAAAGCATATATAGTGACAGTGAAGGTGCAGATATCAGTAAGGAAGCACAAGAAGAAAATGAAAAAGAAAATAAAATAGATGAAACAAAAGTGAATGCATTAAATAAAGCAATTAAAAATTACAAGATATCAGATGCAATAGTAAGTATAGTTTTAGCTGGATTTAATTATGCAAAGATAGAAGATATAAAGATTAAAGATTATAAAATGATATGTGATGCATTAGCTGAAAAAAAGTAGGTGGTTAAATGCAAACTACAGGAACATTAGAAGAAATAAACATAGATTATAAGACTGGAAAACCAAAAATAAGCTTTCTAATTGATGGAAAGGACAAGTTATCAGATATAGAACAACTAAAAGGTTTAAAACTTAAAATAGATGCAAAGAAATACATAAAAAAAAGAACAACTAATGCAAATAATTATTTTTGGAAACTTTTGCAAGAATTATGTGATTTATCAGAAATAGATACTATAGAGGAATACAAAAGAAGGGTAAAAGAATTAGGAATATTTAGAAGATTTAGAATAGAGACAGAGAATATCAAAACATTTGAAAAAATGTGGGTAGCACAAGGAATTGCTTGGTTCTGTGAGATAGCTGATACAACATATATAGGAAATACAGAATTTAAAATAATAAATGCATATTACGGTTCAAGTTCTTTTAATTCAAAGCAAATGTCAAGATTAATAGATGGTGTAGTTCAAGATTGTAAGGCTTATGGAATAGAAACCAAATCAGATGCAGAAATAAATAGTTTGTTGAAAGAATGGGATAAGAAATGAAATCAATTTTACAAAACAAAAAAGAAAGCTATGTTAGTGAACAAACTTATGGACTAGAAGAACATCATATATATTTTGGCTCAGGAAAAAGAAAAATATCAGAGCAAAACGGATTCAAAGTATGGCTAACATATTTAGAACATAGAGGAACATACGGAGTACATGGAAAATATGGACATGAGTTGGATTTGAAATTAAAACAGGAATGTCAAAAAGAATATGAAAAAAATCATACAAGAGAAGAATTTATAAAATTAATAGGAAAAAGTTATTTATAAGACAACAGGGGCTAGACAGTAAACTAGCCCTTTATTATACGAAAGGAGAAGATATGGAAGGCTGGATAAGAATTTATAGACAAATTAAAAATAGTTGGATTTGGAAAGATAAAGAGCCTTTCGATAAACGAAGTGCTTGGATTGATTTATTATTATCAGTTAATCATAAGAGCAAAAAAATACCTTTTGAAAACGGTTTTATTGAAATAGAAAGAGGACAAACTTTAACATCAATAAAACAATTAGCAGAAAGGTGGAGATGGTCAAGACATAAAGTAAGTGATTATTTAAACCAACTAGAGCAGGACACTATGATAGTACAAGTTAGGGACACAAGAAAAACTCTTATAAGTATTGTAAATTACAGTAAATATCAACCTATATTAGAAAAAAAGGACATACTTGAGGACATAGTTCGGGACAGACTTGGGACATACTAGGGACACAAACAATAATGATAATAATATTTATTTATATTTATTTAATAAATATAGCGAGCAAATCAAAGCAGAAAATGCAAGAAAAAAAATTTCAATAATATCAGATTGTAAAAATAGTAAAGAGTATTATTTATTAACAGATGAAGAACAAGACCAATTATTTATAGATTTAATGAGTATAGATAAAAGATTTAAGTAGAGGAAGTGATAAACAAATGAATACAATAACATTTAAAACAAGACAAATGAGTTTTAATGACATACAAGATAAAACAAAAATAAGATATATACAAATTTTAAATAGATTAGACAAGCCTAAAACGGCAAAGGAATTAGCAGTAGAATTATTTGATTTAGGATTTATACCAAGTACAGAAAGAAATTATACAGCACCAAGACTAACAGAATTAGAAAAAATGGGATATGTAAAAACTGTAGATAAAAAGAAATGCGAATACACAGGCAAAACAGTAGCAGTATATGAAAGAACACAAGCAGGATTTGAGGCAATAAATTATCAGCATATTCCACATATTTGAGGAGATGATTGAATGATTGAAGAATGGAAAGATGCGATTAACTATAATGGATTGTATCAGGTTAGTAATTTAGGAAGAATAAGAAATACAAAGAAAAAAATAATTAAACAATATAAAGATCATAAAGGATATTTAATAACTCAACTTACTAATGGAAAAACTTCAAAAACTATTAGAGTACATAGGTTGATTGCAATGACTTTTATACCTAATATTAAAAATAAGGCACAAGTAAACCACATAAATTGTAATAAAGCAGACAATAGAATTGAAAATTTAGAATGGGTTACTAATAATGAAAATAAAATACATGCAAAACAACATGGTCTATGCAAATCATCAATTAAAGGTGAAAAAAACAAGAGAGCAAAAAGGGTTAATCAATATAATTTAGATGGAAAGCTAGTAAGAAAATGGAATTGCATGAATGATATAGCAAGAATAGCAAAATTGATAACAACAAAATTTAATAATGATTATTCAATAGACAATAAAGACAAAGAAGCATTAGAACATATTTTATCAGATTATAAAAGAGTATTAAAAGAGAATGAAGAATTAAATTTGAAGTATTATATGTTATATACTGGGAAAATTGAAAATCTGAAAGCACAAGAAGTTAAAATAAAAAGTCAAGTTATTCCAGTTCAAAAAGTAAAAGACAAGATAGAAGAATTAAAGAAAAACTTGTATACAGTTGAACACTATGAAACTGTAGGTGCAATAAATGTCTTACAAGAACTACTAGAAGGGAGAGAAGAAAATGAGTGCTGATGAGATGTTTAAAGAATTAGGATATGAACTATGGACAGACGATAAAGAAACCGTATTTTACAAAGGAGAAAATAAAAATATCATATTTGATAAATATACAAAAGAAATATGCTTAATTGACAAAGCAGAATTAGACATAGATATTACTATGCAAGAACTACAAGCAATAAATAAGAAAGTAGAGGAATTAGGATGGAAATAAAAGAAAAAAGTTTAGATTTAAAATTAAATAAAGGACATGCAGTATGTTTTGATTTTGATGGTGTAATACATAAATATTCAAAAGGTTGGCAAGATGGAAGTATATATGATGAATATAATAAGGAAGTATTAGACTTAATGTTATTATTACAAAAATTAGAAATACCAATATTTATATGTTCTACAAGAGAACCAATACAAATAATAAATTGGTGGAATAAACAAGGATTTTGGTGTGAAGCAATAAGTATAAGTAATGACAAAACATTTTGGAATGATTTGAAATATATAGGTGTAACAAATAGAAAATTACCAGCACAATTATATATAGATGATAGAGCATATAAATATACTGGACAAACAGTAAAACAGTTTATATTAGATAACTCAGAGGAGGACTAACATATGACAAAAGAACAAGCAATAGAAGCATTAAAAGAACATAAAGAGCAAATAGATAAATTAAAGAAACATAATGATGAATTATTAAGAAAATTAAGAAACAGAGTAAAGGAAGTTAAAAAATTACAAAAATATAGTCTATATAAGGAAGAATTTTCAAGATTAAACAAGCAATTACAAAATAAAGACAAACAAATTGATTTAATGGCAGAGTTTATTGAAGATGAATTAACAGTAGATGAATTTTGTACAAAGGAAGGTTGCTATGCAGATAATTATATAGATGGGCATTGTGAAAAGTGCTTAAATTGTATAAAACAATATTTTGAAAATAAAGCAAAAGAAGCGGAGTGATACAAATGACTAAAACAATAAAAAATCTATTAAAAGCAAAAGAATTAATAGAGAAAAAGATAAATTTAAACAATAATTTACTAGAGACAATAAAAGTATTAAGGCAAGATGAAAATAACCTAAAAGACGAAAATGATGCTTATGAGATAGCATTAAAACTAATTAAGAAAAGGCTAAAAGAAGAATATAGAAGGTAGGAATACAAATGAATATATATGGAATATACGATATAAAGAATAATGAGCAATGTATGAGAGTAGGGACATTGCAAGAAGTGGTAAAGTTTTTAAATTTAACAGCAAGAGAAATGAGTAGAGCATTAAAGAAAAATAACACGGTAAGAAAACATTATAAAATATATTATTTATTTAATGAGGAGGTATACTAATGAGTAAATACATAAAAGAGGATGTTGAAATAATGCTAAGAAATCATAAAAAAAATGAGGCAAAATTAACAGAAGTGCAATTAAAAAAGGAAGGATATCAAGAGCAATTATGTTATGCAGGAACAGTATATGAAGATACAGAAAATGAAATAATAGAAAATATGCAAGTAGCTGGACAAGCATATGATAGTATACATAGTAATACAAATAAAATATCTGATAAGGTATCAAATACAGTTGCTAATTATAAAAATGAATTAAACCATATAAATAAATTTGATAGACAGTATATAAATTCAAAAATTATAGAATGTGAAGCAGAAGAAAATATATTAAATAAAAAAATAGTAAGAGTTAAAAATTTATTAACTATACTTAGTGAAAAACAACGTTTTGTAATTAATAAATTTTATATAGACAGTGAAAAAGGAGATTGGAAAAGAGTTGCAAAAGAGTATGAAAATGAATTTCCAAAGTATTTGTCAATAAAACAATTACAAAATATAAGAGATGTAGCTTTAAAGGACATGTTAGAGGTATTAAACACATAAAATTCGTTAAAATTTCGCTAAAATTTCGCATAAATTGTATTTAAAATTTCGTTTCTAATATTATATAATTATAATAGAAAAATTATAAAAAGTTGCAGATAGAAATATCAAACCCAATGCGACAAAAATTAAAAATAAAGCCCCTTATAATTTTTATTTAAGTTGAGAAGAATAGATGTTTTAAATGTCTATTCTTTTTATATTTGTATACTGTTGACATAATACAAAAAGGGTGATATAATATTAGCACAATCGTAAGATTGAATAATATTTTAAAGGAGTGCTTATTATGGCAGACAGACATTCGGAGACAGGAAGATATGATGGTAAGTACGGCGATACTACCGTAAGCTGGGAGAACGGCCAGAAGCAGGATGAATCATTTACGCAGTACAACGTTAAAGACGTTGATACGGGTGATCATTACTTCATTAACACCAGAACTGGTGCACAGGGAGCGGCTTTGGGCGATTATAGACCAGGACGTGACGGTAAGTAACAACAAAAAAGGAGAGAGATGAATGTCTCTCTCTTTTTATAGTATAAAAAATCTATTATTTAATAGGTTTATATAATCAAGAGAAATGTAAGTAGAAAATAAAGAGTAAGTACAAGCCCCTTTTTGTATTTGCTCTTTTTATTATGTTATGAAAGGAAGATAGAAAATGGATTTTGGAAAAGCAATACAATTATTAAAAGAAGAAAAAAGAGTACAAAGGCAAGGTTGGAATGGAAAAAATCAATATATAGAACTTGCAACTTGTATAAGTTATAAAAACACTAATAATGAAATAATAAATGCTGAACATGATGAAATAGGAAACAAAGCAATAGCATTTGTAGGAACATCAGGAGTCCAATTAGGCTGGTTAGCAAGTCAAGCTGATATGTTAGCAGAAGATTGGGAATTAGTAGATTAGTTATTACCAGTATGCTAGGTAACTGATAATATAAAGTTTGTTATGTTTATTTGATATGGCAGACCTCCTTTCAAGTTATTTTTTTATATAAACTTTTACAGAACTTTCCTAGCGAGTTCTAATTAATATTTGTAAATAGTGCGAAGTATGTAAACATATATAGAGAGCAGAGTGGCAAAAAGTAATCTATTAGATGAAGTATAAGCCGTTTAGTTCTAGAGTGCAATTATATATAACTTACATATTTCGTAGTGTTTATAAATAAAAGAGAAGAGGAAAAGATATGGAAATAAGAGATTATTTATTAGATGAAATGAAAAGATTAAATAGAATAAATGATGGTTTAGAAAAGAAAATAAATCAAGGAATGGATTATAATAATGAGCCTGAACAAATTGTATGTAATGTTAAAGCTATGTGTGATATAGCTGAAATTATTTATTGATCATGAGTTTCAATATTGTTATAAATTGCATTGTACATATCATAAACTACATGAGCTGGGTCAGGCATTTTGGCTAAAGATGAGTTTTCAATAATAGTTTTTGTTAATTGTAAAGAAATATCTTCTTTTGAAGTCATAACACAACACCTCCTTTTCTTTGTAAAAATAATGTTCAGGCTCAAAAGAAATTATATCAAACCAAAAACAAAAATTTTGTCGAAATATGTAAAAAATAAAATAAAAGGAGATGTACATATGACTAATCAAGAAAGAATAAAAAAATACAAAGAAGAACACTGCTCAAGATGCAAAAATAAAACAAAGAACGATTGTGAAATAAGAGCTTTTCAAAATGGAGATGTAATATGTACAAAGTGTGTGTATTATGAGCGAGAAAATTAACTATGCAAATTGTATGCAAAGAAGATGCGATGAGTGCAAGCATTATGACTATTGTTTTAGATATAGACCAAGAAAGGAAAAAAAGAATGAAATTCAAAATAAACAACAGAGAATGGAGAATAACTGAAACATCCCAAGAATCAATAAAAAATATGCAAAATATTAGAAGAGCAAATGAAGAAGAAAACTTAAAATCAATAGACACAAGATACTACGGTATTACATATTGTGATATACAAAAAATATATATAGATGAAGATTTGCCAGCAGATAGAAAGAAAGCTACTTTGATTCATGAATTAACACATTGCTATATTGATAATTATATAACACATTGTGATAAACAATATACAGAAGAAGATGTTGCAGACATAGTAGCAAATTCTTATGACATTATTCATGAAATAGTAGAACAATATTTCGAGGTAAAAAAATGAACATAAATAAAAACATAAATAAATTATTATATGCTTTATCTATAAAAGGACAAATATATAAAATAAATAGTTTTCAATTTTATAGTGAAAAGAATTGTAAATATTGCACTAAATACCAAATATTAAAAAGAGAACAAGTAGAAATATACAATGAAGAAACAGATGAATTTGAATTACAAGATAGATATAAGCAAAAAGAAGAATGTTATAACAAAATAGATGTAATGAAATACTTAATAAAAGAACACAGAAAAGGAAGTGAGGCAGATGGAAGATGAAAAAGATTATAATAAATTAACAGAAAAGCAAAAAAGATTTATAGATTATTATATAGAAACTGCGAATGCAACAGAAAGTGCAAAGAGAGCAGGGTATAGTTCTAAGACAGCAAAGAATATAGGTGCAGAAAACTTAACCAAACTTAACTATTTCATTCAAGAACGATTACAACAATTAGAAAATAATAGAATTGCCTCACAAGAAGAAGTATTACAATACTTAACAAAAGTAATGCGAGGAGAAGAAAAAGACCAGTTTGGATTAGATGCATCATTACAAGATAGAACAAAATGTGCAGAACTACTTGGAAAAAGATATGGTACATTTAAAGAAAAGGTTGAAGTGGCTGGAAATATACCAGTGGTGATAACAGATGATATTACAAAATAAAATAATAAATAAAAATACACAGCAACAAGTAAATAACATATCATTACAAAGTATAGTTGGAAAAGGTTATGCAGAATATTGGCATTGCAAATGTAGATATAGGGTGTGTAAAGGCTCAAGAGCAAGTAAAAAATCAAAGACAACAGCATTATGGATAATAAGCAACATGATGAAATATAAAGAAGCTAATACGCTTGTAATTAGAAAAACATTTAGAACATTAAAAGATAGTTGTTTTACAGAATTAAAGTGGGCAATACATAGATTACAAGTAGATAGTTTTTGGGAAATAAAAGAAAGTCCATTAGAAATGACGTATAAGCCAACAGGACAGAAAATATATTTTAGAGGTTTAGATGACCCATTAAAAGTAACATCAATATCAGTAGATATTGGTGTTTTATGTTGGTTATGGATTGAAGAAGCATACGAAATAACAAAAGAATCTGATTTTGATGTAATAGATGAAAGTATAAGACGGAGAAGTACCAGAAGGATTATTTAAACAAATAACAATAACATTAAATCCTTGGAATGAACATCATTGGATTAAGAAAAGATTTTTTGATGTTAAAGATGATGATATATTAGCAATGACAACAAATTATCTTTGTAACGAGTGGCTAGATGAAGCAGATAAAAAAGTATTTGAAAGAATGAAGAAAAATAATCCTAGAAGATATCAAGTTGCAGGATTAGGTAACTGGGGTATAGTTGATGGATTAGTATATGAAAATTGGAAAGAAGAAAAATTTGAATTAAATACAATAAGAAACTTAGATAGTGCTTTGGGATTAGACTTTGGTTATACAAACGACCCAACAGCACTATTTTGTGGTGCAATAGATTTAAAAAACAAAAAGATTTATGTATATGATGAAATATATCAAAAAGGAATGAGTAACAAAGTAATATATGACAAAATAAATCAGATGGGTTATTCAAAAGAAAAAATAACAGCAGATAGTGCAGAACCAAAGTCAATAGATGAATTAAGGGGATTAGGTTTAAGACATATTACAGGAGCGTTAAAGGGAAAAGACAGTATAAACAATGGTATTCAATTTATACAAGATTTTGAAATAATAATACATCCTAAATGTGTAAATTTCATAACAGAAATAAGCAATTATACTTGGGATGAAGACAAGTTTGGAAACAAAATAAATAGACCAATAGATGATTTTAATCATTTGATGGATGCAATGAGATATGCAGTGGAAAAATATATAAATCAAAAGAAATTACAATTTGGTTATAACAATATAATGTAAAGGAGAAAAATAATGAGTTTTGTAGAAAAAATACAATATAAAGATGATTTTTTAAGCGAAAAAAATATAAACCAAAACATAAGTATATTATGGGGAAAAGCATTACCAATATTTATGCACAGAAAATATTTACAAGATAGATTTACAAGAAAATATGATAAAAAGGATGTTGTTGTTGCGCTTGAATATTATATAAGTATTATTGCAAGTGGATATTTTGGAGGAAAAGAGCCTCAATTTAAAGTTAAGAACATAAATGAAACTCAAAAAGGAATTTTAAATAGAATATTTAAAAGGATTTTTGGAGAGAAGAATGATCCAGAAGACTATCAAGCTATTATTGATTATATTGCAAAATATAATGACAATGGTAGCTTTTTTTATGACTGTGTACTTGATTATATTACAACTGGAGCATGTTATGGATTGGTGTATGAAAATAAGAGTAACGAAGAAGTATATGCCAATGTTTCAAGCTTGAATACAGTAGCTATATGGAACTATGATGTACCAAGCACAAAAGTAGGATTATTAAGGTGCTGGTACGAAAATACAACAACAGGTGGAATTGAAACACATTTAGAAATAATAACAAAAGACTATAAAAAGCAATTTGTTGATGGAATAGAAAAAAAGACTATTACCGAGAGTTCTGAATATAAGTTTGAAGAGGTAGACGGTAGCGACAAACCAGTAAGATGGACTGATTTGCCTTGTTTTGCAGTAGAAAACCCTTATGGAATGTCATTTTTTGAAAATGTTGTAACTTTAATAAACAAAAATGAAAAAGTAATAGAGAATAATGCTAATATTTTTGATTATAACGATAATGCAAAATTAAAAGTAACAGGATTTTCTCCAACAAACGACCCCTTAATACCATTAGTAAATGACAAAGGAGAAGAACAAAAAGATAAGAATGGAAATATAATAATGACAAAAAATCCTGCAAGAGTACAAGAAGATGAGGCTGTTTTAAATGCAAAAGTATTTTATACTCCAGATAAGGATGGAGACATAGATTGGATAATAAAGGATATAAATGATACTGCATCAGAAAATCATAAAAAAACATGCTTAGATATGGCACTTATGATTTCTGGAGTGCCAAATGTAACAGATCAAGGTTTTACAAATGCAGACAATGCAGCAGCCTTAGAAAAAAAGTTTTTTCCTTTAGAACAAGTGTTACAACAAGCACATCATTTATTTAGAAAAGAATACTTAAGAATGTGGGAGATGATAACAGCAAGAATAAATCTAAAGAAAGGTAAAGAATATGATTTTAGAGATATAGATGTTATATTAATACGTAATTTACCTACAGATACTGAAAGTCTTACAACTGCTTGGTTAAAATTAAGAGGATTGGTAAGTGATAAATCAATTATAAGTCATTTACCATTTGGATTAGATGCAGAATCAGAACTTGCAGAAATGGATAAACAAAATGAAGAGAATATTCAAAAGAATTTACAACAAATGCAAATGATAGGACAAGCAGGAAAAAATCAAGACAATAAAGAAAACAATCAAGATAATAAAGTAACTGATTTGGCGGATCAACAAAAAGCACAAAAACTAACAGCAGATAACAAGAAAGAGCAAACAAAAGTTGGTAATAAGCAAATCAATAAAGAATAGAGGTGTTTTATATGTGGAAAGTACATGATAATTATATGAGACAGTTAAAACAACTATATAATAAAACATCAAAACAAACACAGAACAGACTTCAAGAAATCTTTGATATATTTAATTTTACAACCGAAAACATCTATAATATTGCTGATAATAAAACTAAAAAAAGAATAAATACATATATAGAACAATGGAAAGAACAAGGCTTATTAAAGAATAATAGCTATTTTACTGTATTAGCAAACAATATTTATAAGAGAACAAGAGTAAAGAATAGTGAAATACTAGAGTTACTTATTTACAGTTCATATGTAGAAGAGCAAAACAAACTTGCAGAGCAAGAAACACAAATAATGTATGAAGATGCCAATTATTATTACGAACAGGGTCAACAAGAGGTAAACAAAAAGAAAAAGCCATCAATATTAACGATGGCTTTATTTCTTGCATTATTAGACCAACCAAATTATAGTGGCTTTAATTGGAAACAGTATATTGAAGCAACAATACAATATAATGCACAACAAATATATAAACAATTAATTTTAAATATACAACAACAAAAAAGCCTAGAAATTGATTCTAATGAGTTTCAAATAATAATAAATAGGCAAAACAATCAAAAACTTAATATAAATAATGGCAAAATATCAGGTGCAGCAGATTTACAAATGATTGGCTTAAATAATCTAGCAAAAGCAGAAGGAATAAAAGAAGTAACAGAAGATAATTCAAAAGTTAGATTTATTGCAGTAGAAGATGATAAAACAACTTTAATGTGTGATAGTTTAAATAATCAAGAGTTTTATATTAACAAAGAAAATGTATTTGATAGATATTATGGTGAGACACAAAAAGAATTAACAGTACAAAGAATTAGATGCAATGGATTAGTACTAGGCTTAAATCTCCCACCAATACAACATCACTTTCACTATTGTAGAAGTACAATTGTGTATAATTCTAATAATGAGCATATTGAGTTAGAAACAGAAAAACAATTTAATATATTTGATACAAAATTTGAAAAAGATATAAAAGAAAAATACAATATTAAAAAAATGAATACAAGGCATATAGATAAAGAAGTTTTAAAAGAATTATTAAACAATATGAGTAGAGTATATAATGATTTTCCAAATATAAGAGGAAAGATTAAAGAAATAAAAGAAATAGACCATCCAAATGGTGGACTAGCAGTAGAATTACAAAAAGATGGAACATATGTAATGTATATAAATAAAAATAAATTTTATAATGGTAAAGTTCCAAAACAATTATATGAAATGGATGTTAAGAAGCATTTTCATCCTAACAACACAACTTATAAAGATATGTCAATACATGAAACAGGACATATAGCAGTAACAGAAATAATAAAAAAATTAAATCATAACAATAATAATGCAATAGTTTTTGATAGCGAAAATAATATAACAGTAAATAAAATATTAAATAAAGCCTTGAATAAAATAGGTGTAAATGATATAAAAGAAAAAGATTTGCTAATAAGGAATATTTCAGGATATGCATATAAAGAAAGAGGACAAGAAATTATTGCAGAAGCATTTGCAGATTATTATGCTAATAAAGAAAATGCTTCATTATTAAGCAAAAACATAATAGAAGTTATGAAAGGGATGATTTAATATGATGCCTATGGAACACCCTTGGACGGATTGGCAAATAGATACACTAGGAGAAGAAAAACCATGGAAATGGAAAGAAAATACACCAAAGAAAATCATAGAAGAATATGAAGAATGGGAAAAATATTACAATGAAATGATGAGAATCAAATTTTAGCACTTACTTTAAAAAGTAGGTGCTTTTATTATGGAGGGATAGTAAATGTCAGATAAAGAAATTATTGAATACTTAAAGACAAATAAAGATATTAGAGCAAATCTTCAAATAAGTGCAATTTTAAATATATTAGCAAGAGTAATGATACAAAAAGGATGGTTTACTGAAGAAGAATTTAATGAGGCAGTAGAAAAATCATTAGATATCGTAGCTAAAGAAATAATTGATAAGATGTCATTAGAAGAAAGAAACACAATTGAATCACAAATAAAGATTTCAAAGAACGATTTATTTGGTTTATTGTTTAATGATATGATTTAAATAAAATTAAAGGAGGATAAAATATGTATATAAATCCATTTTGGTGTGGAGTAATAGCCACAATATTAACAGAATTAATAGGAATAATAGGATATGCAATATATCTTAATGTTAAAGAAAAAAATAAATAAGTTATTAACATTTTAAAATTATATATGTATATAGTGGCGGAATAGGTAGACGCTAAGTGAGATAGAAATATCCGAATCGAATAAAATGCAGTTGTAACCGTTATCAGAAGTGGCGTAGGAGTGTACGCTGGCACTCTATGTTAGGTGCAAATCCTAACCTATATACCAATATTTAAGAGCTAAGTCGACTAGCTCTTATTTTTATGCCTTTTTACTGATTGCAGGCTATAAAGAACAACAGAATACAAATTCGCAATGGCTGGGGCTTTTAGCAATGGCTGGGGCAAAAGGAGTAAAGAATGGAAGGACAAGATAATAATCCAAATAATGCTAATACTGGGGCAAATAATGAATCAGTGGGAGCAAATAACCAAAACAATACAGGAGCAAACAACAATCCTGTTACATTTGATGATTTTCTGAAAGATGGAAAGAATCAAGCAGAATTTGACAAAAGAGTTCAAAAAGCTATAAACACAGCAAAAACAAACTGGGAAGAAATGATGAACAGTGAAAAAAGTGAAGCTGAAAAGTTAGCAAAAATGAACAAAGAACAAAAACTTGAATATCAAGCACAAAAAGAAAGAACAGACAAAGAAAAAGCACTTGCAGAATTAAATGCTTATAAATTAAAAGAACAAGCAACAAAAATAGCAAGTGAAAAAGGATTGGATATATCTTTATTGACTTTCTTTAATTTTGAAACAGTTAAGGCAGAAGAAATTAATTCAAAAATAGAAGAAGTTTCAAATGCTTTTAATAAAGCTGTTGAAAAAGCTGTAAATGAAAGATTAAAAGAAGATACTCCAATACAAAAAACAGGTATTGATAATACAAAAAGCAAATCAATAGCTAGATCAAGTTATTAAAAAATAGGAGGAATAAAAAATGGGAGAAATTACACAAGAAGCATTAAACATAATGCTACAAGATGGTAAAACAAAAGATAATTTAAAACAAGTATTAAGTGGAGTTCTAGAAAATGTTGCATCAAGAGCAATATCAGAACAAATCAAAGCAAAAAATGGTTCAGGAAATCCAGAAGGTGGAGTAATTGAATACAAAAGATTTGTAAATGCAGAATTAAAAGACAAAGGTACTGCAAGAGCAGCTGGTAAAGGAGATAAAGTAAAAGCTAAACCAGTAAAAGTTGTTATAGATACTGATAAAGAAATTGTAGAAGAACTACAAGGAAAAGACGTAAAACTTTATGGTATTGATGGTATGGCTGAAAAAAGAAAAGTAAATCATCAATCAGCTATTATAAGATACTTAGATAGAGAATTTTTTGCCAAAGTATTAGAAGGAACAGAAGTACAAGCAAAAGACAATATTCAAGATACAATTGATACTTTGTTACAAAAAGCAAGAACATTAAGAAATGATTTTATTGATGGAATAGAATCAGATTTATTAGTAATTGTTGTTGATAGCGAATACAGAAAAGGAATGAAAAAAATTCTTGACGATTTACCAAACGGAACAGATCCAAAGGAACAAGCAATTGGTATGTATGATTCTGTTAGAGTTTATGAAGCAACAAGATTACCAGAAGGTGTAAAAGCTGTTGTAATGATGGATGGAGCTATAGCTCAACCATTCTATGTATCAGAATATGGAGCAGAAAAAGTACCATTCGATGATGCTGTAGCATTAGAAGATTTCTTATATAAAGGAACAAAAGCATTAATGGAAGATACTATATTCTATGTAACAGATGCTAAACTTACAGAATTAACTGTAGAATCAGAAGCAGGAACAACAACAGGAAAAACAAAAATAACTGTTACACCATCACTATCTACAGGAAACAGTTATAAATATAAAACAGCAGCTAATCCAACAATACCAGGATATGATGCAGTTTGCACATCTGGATACACAGCTTGGAATGGAACAGACGAAATCACAGCAACATCTGGACAAAAAATAGTAATTGTTGAAGTTGATTCAGCAAATAAGGCTAAAAAAGCAGGAATAGCAACAATTGCTTCAATGGCTTAGAATTAGGAGGTAATAGAAGTGGCAGAAACCAGTAATATAGATAAAATAATAGCAGATTTAGGAGCTAATTATAAAGACGACAAAGAAGTTCTAAGTGAAATATTAGAGGAAGTAACTTCTATTGCCTCTGATATTTCTAATAGACAAAAAAATGATGAAAAATTATTTCCATATATAAAGAAAGCAACAAAAGCAATATATCTTTCAAGGGGAGCAGAAGGCTTAACAGGTCGAAATGAAGGTTCTATTTCAACATCATTTGAAGACATTATAGATAAATTAAGAAATGATATTATTAAATCTGGATTAAGGAGGATTAAATAGTGTTATTACGAGATTTAACAAAAGTATATATATCAGAATATGAAGAGATAGAAGACCACGGCGAGAGTGATAAAGCATGGAAATATAAAGTACAGGCTTGGTTAAATATGCAACAAGATGTCAACGAGTTAGATAGAAAGTCCACAGGTGAAGTGGATTATAGTACATATAAAGGTCGTACGACTAGAAATTATGATATACAAAAAGGTAATGGAATATCATTTGAAGATATCTCAAAATTAGAGAAGTTTATTCCGGAGTATAGAGTACTGGACAAAAATAAAATAGGAAGTACTTATGTATATAGAATGGAGAAAATACAATGATAAATTTCAATTGCAATATAAAAGTAAAACATAATTTTAAAAATATAGATGCTATAATTAAAAAATTACCGCAAACTGCAAAGATGGCAACTGAAGATGTATTAAAAAACATTAGAGGTTATGCTATAAAATTGGAAAAACGGACATAAGGAAGAAGGTATATTAGCAGAAATGATTGATATGTCTACTAAAGAAGTGAAACGGTCGTGTATATGCTGACCCTTCTAAATTTATGACTGAAAATGGACAATCATATTTATGGTTTGAGTATTTTGGAACTCGGACAATATGCGGAGCAAGAACACATAGGAAAAACAAAACACTTTATCGAATCAGGCTATACAGAATGGTATATACCTGTGAATAAAGTCGGTAGTTCATTAAGTTATCCAATTGTAACCATAAAAGGAGAACAATTCTATGTTGCAGTAGGCTCAAAAGCAAATCACTTTTTAAGTGATTCTGAATTTAAAAGTAGAAACGAAAATGCAGAAATAGTTAAGAAAAAATTAGATGAGATGTTAAAGGAGGTATGTAAATGAAAGATTTAAGTGAATTAGAGTTTAGTGATTTAGTATATGAAAAACTAGAATCATTGAAATATAAGCAAATATTAACAAATCCTACAACAACAAGTAAATTTCCTTGCCTAGAATTACATACACCTTTAAAATCTGTGAATAAAACGGAAAATGCATTTCCAATTCAATCAACATTCCAAATATCAATAACTTGTTGGAATGAAAAGCAACGTCAAGCCATGCAAATGACAGATGAAGTTGATACAAAACTTCAAGAATATAATTTTATAAGGACAAATACCAGCCCTGCAATGTATGATCCTATATTGCAAAAATACGGTATAACAATAACATTTGAGGTTCGTTATAATTCAATAACGGCCTCTTTTAATTTTATAAGATAATAGGAGGAATTTTAAATGGACCCAAAAACAAGTACAATGACAAAATTGTTTCATGCAGATACATTAGAAGACTTAAAAACACAGGCTAAAAGAAAACAAATAGCTTTTGTACAAAGTATACCAGAATTTTTAAAAGCACCAGAAGGAGTGACTTATAGTGCTTTAGATATTCCGGATGAAAGAATGGCAGAAGGAAGACAGAAAGCAGAAAATCTAGAAATAGAAATATTATTTAAAGAAGACCAATATGATGAATTAAAAGCACTACAAACTGCAAAAACAAATGGCTATTGGGCAATCCAATTACCAGAAAGCACAGCTTCAGAGGCAGGAAAACCATTAACATGGTACTTTACTGGAACATGTTATGTTGGAATGAGTGAAATTGCTATAGATGATATGTTAAAATCAAAATTAACAATTTATAGAAGCTCAGAAATACAAGAAAGTAAAGGCTTTCCCACAACTTAGTTCTACATTAAGTGCTAGGAGTAGAACAAGAAAAGTTGCTAGCACAATAGAAGAAAATAATGAGAAGGCAGAATAAGCCTTCTCTCTTTTGCAAAGGAGAGAAAATAAAATGATTATAGAAATAAAAAATAAAACAATTAATTTAGTACTAAAAACACGAAAAATAGTAGACATAGCTAATCTACTAAAAAATAAAAATTTTGAAGAAGCCTTCACAAGAGCATATTCAATATGCGATAGAGAAGCTTTGTCAAAAATAATATTTAAATTAGCAGAAAATGAGGATGGCAAAAGTACATTTATGACATCAAATGAAGTATATGACTTTATGGATGATTGTAGACTAGAAGGAATAACTGCAAATGATTTATATGAAAAGATTGCAGAGGCATTGAATGATGAGGGTTTTTTCAAAAAGAAAATGAGCAAGAAAGAATTAAAAGAAATGACCTCAAATCCTTTATCGACAATGAATATGAACGATTTAGTTCAAAAGTCAGCAGAAAGTGCAATGAGCAAAATAGCAGAGAAACAACTTCAAGAACAAGGATTTCAAGGTTACGAGGCCTAAATGATATAATAGAAAAAATAAAAACAGCTCATAATTTAGTTGAGTTAATATATTCAATAGAATCTCTAGCGTATTACTTTGATATAAAACCACATGAGTTTTGGAATAGCAGATACTCAGAAATAAATACATATTGTCAAATACATCTTGTAAAAATAATTGATGAATTAAAAAGTGAAATTAATTTGCAAGAAGCGGTTACTAATAAACTTATAAGAGCAGATAGTATGAGCAGAAACCCTAAAATAGTACCAATTAGAGATAATTATAAAGAACTATTTAAGGAAGAGGAACAACAGGTACAATCTCCAGAAGAAATTATAAGAAGAATGAGAAGAATAATGAAAGCAGAAAAAAATTAAAAAAATCATATTTTCGACAAACTTCGACAAAAAAGTATAATTTAAAGTGCTATAATCTTTTTATAATAAATAAGAGGAGGATAAAATGAAGGTATGGAGTAAAGAAAAGATAGAAAAAATTGAGAGTAAAAGAATAATACTTATAGTAATGATAATGCTTAGTTTTATTTTAACACTTGTAATGCCATTATTTTTCTTATTAGGTATAATATTATTGATACTAAATATAAATATTAAGAAACAAAGAACATTAAGAGATGAATTGGATATGGAGAACGAACTACTAAAAGATGGATATAAAAAAATATGTAAGGGAATTTATGTAGATGAACAAAAGCAAAAAATAAATATATTAAACAAAGAATATGGATTTTCCCAAATAGTTAATTGCGAATTAATAACAAAAAATAAATCTTTAGACAATGTATATAGTAAAACTAAAGGAAAAGTAAAAAAGAATGGAAAAATAAAAGCTAATACTTATAATTACAATAGTCAAACAAGTTATTGCGAACAAATTTATATAAATATATTAGTAGATGATTTGCAAAAACCAAATATAAAAATCAATCTAAAGGAAAATTACAATTTAAATGTTAACAGTAAAAGATACAAAGAAACAATAGCGAAAGCGGAGAGAGCTGTTTCGATGCTAAAAGTGCTCATTTCAAGAAATAATGAAAAATATATAGAAAATGGGACAGTAACAAAGGTGGAACATAAATACATAACGGAAGAAAATGCAAGTATTCAAATTGAAAGATTATCCAAATTACATAAAGATAAAATATTGACAGACTATGAATTTGAAATGAAGAAAAAAGAATTATTAGATAAAATAAAATAAAACACTTACTTAGGTAGGTGTTTTTTATTATATAAAAATTTTTAAAAAAATTTTAAAATACCTCTTGACTTTTGTGGGAACATATTATAATATATATGTGTGAACAAAAGTGAGGTGAGAAAAATAGAAAATAAAAAAATGGGTAGGCCTACTACTAATCCTAAAAATGAAGAATTAAAAGTAAGAATATCTAAAGAAGATAAAGAAAAATTAGAATATTGTATTAATAATAGCAATAAAAATAAGTCTGAAATTGTCAGAGAAGGAATAGATAAGGTCTATAATGAAATAAAAAAATAAAAGAAGAAACCCGTTACATATCTTGGCGGATACACGAGTTTCTTACACATAGAAATTTTAGTTCCTACAAATATATTGTATCACAGTAGGGCTGGAATTTCAATACAAAATTGAAAGGAAGGTCTTTTTATTATGGCAAAATTAAAAATCGAATATAGAACAAAAGAACAAAACAAAGAAAATTGTTTTAAGAATAGTACTTATTTTACTTTTACAATTAAGGATAGGACTACTATAATAAGCATTGCAACAAATGAAACAAGAAAATTAAAAGATATTGTATATGGAATTGAGAGAGAACTTCAAGATGGATATCATTTACAAAAGGATGAAAAATTTGAAATATGCAAGTTTGATAGGTGTGCTATTGAATATGAAAGTCAAACAAATAAAAGAATTGATTCAAATGTTTATAATATTTGCAAAAATGCTTATCAATTAATTGAAGAAGGTAAAACAACTTGGGAACATCTAATAGAAGTTTTTAACGAAGGAGGGTGTTCTGAATGTATGTAACTAACATATGGGGAATATTATTTTGTTTTTATATTCCAGCAATATTAATCATAATAATATCTTATTATGAAGGTAGAGAGGAAGGTAAAAAATATGCAAGAACTAACAGAGTTCAATATAGAAAAAACAACGGCAGAAATTCTTATGCTAAAAGACCAAACGGCACAAAATATAATAGAAATAGGTAAAAGATTAATAGAAGCTAAAAATAATTTACCTCATGGAGAATATTTGAGTTGGCTAGAAAATAAAGTGGATTTTAGTGATAGGACAGCAAGAAACTTTATGAAAGTAGCAAATACATTTGAAAATTGGCAACCGGTTGCCAATTTAGGAACTAGAAAATTACTTGCACTTGCTGGACTAGATGAAGAAGACAGACAAGAAGTAATGAAAGAAAATAAAGTTGAAGATATGACAACAAGAGAATTAGAAAGAGTTGTAAAAGAAAAGAAAGAAATAAAAAAACAATTAGAAGAAGAACAAGAACTTTCTAATGAACTTCAAGAAGAAATAAAAGAAAAAGAAAAACAAATTAAAGTACTACAAAATGAAATAGAGAATATTCAAATACCAAAAAAAGAGGTAATAGAGAAAGAAGTTGTAAAAGAAGTAATACCAGAAAATTTAATTTTAGAAAAACAAAAACTAGAAGAAGGATTAGAAACACTAAGAAAAAGAGCAGAAAAAGCAGAAAATACATTAAGTAGAATGAAACTAGATAAAGAGATACAGCAGGACAAAATATATAGTAACGTAAAATTAGATAATTTACTAATAAATATAAAAACTTTTCTTGATAATGCTTCTAAATATACTTACTTAAAAGAAGAATTGCAAAAAATACCTACTCAAAATAGAAAAATATTGGAAAGTAAAATAAATGAAGTTGAAAGTTGGACAATTTTAATGAAACAAGCATTAAGAAATGAAAATAATATGGTCGGAAATGTGATTTTCGGAGAAGGAGAGATAATAAATGAGTGATATAATATTAAAAGAAAATAAAGATTTAAGAAAAGAAACAAAGGATTTAGACATTAAAGATTTAATAAAGGGACTTACAGAAAGTCAAACAGTTATGAATTATGCTTTTGCAGGTTTTAAAACTGAAACAGAACAAAAATTTCAAGAAGTTGATAATAGACTTCAAGAACATGACGAAATAATTAAAAAGAAAATATATTTAAGTTCAAATAAAGCAAGACTATTAAGAAAAGCAGTAAAAGAGAAAGTGAAAATAATTTGTGAAGAAAATGGACTTGAATATCATCAAATGAAATCTAAAATATTCCCTAGAGTATATGGAAAAATAAATGACCAATATGGAGTAGCAACGTATAGAGAATTACCAGAATATTTCTGGGAAGATATTATAGAGAATTTACGAAACATGATAGTGAATGTTAAAGATTTAAAAGAAGTAGCTTAAAATAAAGCATCAGTAAAACTGGTGCTTTTTATAATGAAAATATGGAAGGAGGAATGACTTATCACTGTAGAAGAAATAGAAATAGTAGTAACAGCAAAAGTAGAAGATGCACTAAAAGAGTTTCAAAAAATATTACCTGTATTAAAAGAAACAATGAAACAAGCTCAAGAATCTTTTTCAAAAGTTGATACAAAAACAATGACAAATAAATTACACCATGCAGTTAACATTATGAAAAAGAAGATGCAAGACTTAAAAAAGAGTTCTGAAAACAACAAAATAGCAATTAAAGTTAATAACAAAGATGCACAAAAACAAATAACACAAATTGAAAAAGAAATCGATAGTCTACAAAAGAAAATAACTGGTCGACAGTTAAAGCTAGATGTTACGAATAATGCTTTGGATAAGATAAGAAACGACACAAATCAGTCTGTAATTAAAGAAATGCCAGAGGCTGGAAATAAACAAATAAAAGCAGAAACATATAAAAAATTAGACAACAATGCAAGCTATCAAAGTTTAGTAAAGCAAAGTGATAAATTAAATAGTGAAATTGAGAAATATAATGCATTATTAAATAGTGCAAAATCTAAAATGGCAGAATTAGGGCAACAAACTTCTAAAACATCAGCTACTCAAAATAAATTGAGTAGTTTTTTTAATGAATTTAAACAGAAAATAGAGAAAATAAAACCTAGTATATCTAATGCCAAAAATACTTTTAATAAAATGCCAGCAATAGGTCAAAGTTTATCAAAAGTGACACAAAATGTTACAAACCATATAAAAAGTATTGAAATGGGCATGAAAACTCGGAATAGGAACAGTACTAAAATATGCAGCTGCATTGATTAGCTTAAGAAGCATATATTCTACATTAAGTAATTGTGCACAGACTTGGTTATCAAGTCAAAACACAGGAGCAAAGCAATTAATTGCAAATATTGATTATATGAAATATGCAATGGGAAGTGCTTTTGCACCAATAATACAATACGTAACAGGTTTAGTATATCAATTAATGAAAGCGGTACAAAGTGTGGCTTATGCATTAACAGGTGTTAATATATTTGCAAAGGCAAGTGCAAGTTCATATGCAAGTATGGCAGGAAGTGCAAAAAAAGCAAAAAATGAAACAAAGCAATTGGCAGGAGTACATAATGAAATAAATAATATTTCTGATAATAATTCGGACAATGGAAGTAGTAGTGGAAGTACAGCACCAAGTTTTGACTTATCTGGAATAGATAATACACCTAATAGTATTATAGATGCTATTAAAAATGGAAATTGGTATGAGGTTGGAGCAACAATTGGAGAAAAACTAAATGAAGCTATGAATAATATACCTTGGGATAAGATACAAAGCACAGCAAAAAGCATAGGAACGAATATAGCACAATTTTTAAATGGTTTCATAGGAACAACAAATTGGAAAGAAGTAGGAAATACATTTGCACAAGGTATAAATACGGTTATTTATTTAGGAGAAAGTTTTGTAAAAACATTTAACTGGGAAAATTTTGGAAAAGCTATTGGTGATGGATTAACTTCTTTTATTAAAAATATAGACTGGAAAGCTTTGGGTGATACATTATCATCTAGAATAAAAGGAATATTTGATACAATAACAGGTTTCTTTGAAACTTTTGATTGGAGTGTTGGTGTTAATGGATTATTAGATTTTGTTAAAGGTTTTGATTGGAATGGCGTGTCAGATGCAATATTTAAGGCACTGGGTTCAGCATGTGCTAGCTTGGTAAATCTTGGTGTGGTTATAGGCAAAAAAATAAACGAAGCTTTAGATAAAGCAAAGGATTTTTTTCAAGAAAAAATACAAGAATGTGGAGGAAATGTTGTTGAGGGAATATTTAAAGGAATTATAGAGGCACTTGGTAATTTGGGACAATGGATAATAGACCATATTTTTACACCTTTTATTAATGGATTTAAAAAAGCATTTGGAATACATTCTCCTTCAACAGTTATGGCTGAACAAGGAAACTTTATAATGCAAGGTTTGCTAAATGGAATAACTAATTTAGTGGATAATGTAAAACAAATATGGGAGAATATAAAAAATACAGCAGTTCAAAAATTCACAGATATTAAAAATTCTATAAGTAATATTTGGCAACAAGTAACAAATAAAACTTCTGAAACTTGGCAAAATATAAAGAATAAAGTAAAAGAGGGAGCACAAGGAGCTTGGAATGGAATTACATCTATATTTGGAAATATTCCAAATTGGTTTAGAGATAAATTCAGTCAAGCATGGCAAGCAGTTAAGAATGTATTTAGTACAGGTGGAAGAATATTTGATGGAATAAAAGAAGGAATACTTAATGGATTAAAAGCTATTGTAAATGCAATAATAAATGGAATTAATAAAGTAGTAGCCATACCATTTAATGGATTAAATGCAGCCTTAAGAGCAATAAAAAACGTAAATATCATGGGGTTAAGTCCATTTGGATGGATATCTACCATATCAGTTCCGCAGATACCAAGATTAGCTAAAGGTGGTGTATTAACAGAGGCAACAACAGTATTAGCGGGTGAATACTCTGGAGCTAAAACTAACCCAGAAATTGTAACACCACAAAACATAATGAGAGATACTTTTGAAGACGTATTATCAGACTTTAACAATAGTAATGGACAGCCATTACATGTAACAATACAATACTTAGGAAGAGAAATATTTGACGATACAATAGATTATATAAACTCAAAAACTAGGAGAACTGGTAAAAATACAATAGTAACGGTAGGTGATTAATAATGATATGGAGAGAACATGGAGAAACACAAAATTTACCAACTCCATCTGCATATAGTGCAGATATAGAAGATACAGACAATGATAGTTATACAAGTAAAAAAACAGGGGCATTGATAGACAATCCGATAGCAATAGGAATGTTAAAACTTTCTATGTCATGGGATTTAAATTCAGAAGATGAGGCAGAGAAACTAATACAAAAAACATATAAGAACCCATTTATTCTAGATGTAAAAGTACCAGTTGTTAATGGTGGATTTTTAGAAGGAGCAAAGTTTAGAGTTTCAAAAAGAAAAGTAGAAATGATAGATACAGAATTAAATACGAACACTTTCAAAACAAGATGGAAGTGTTCTTTTAATTTAATGCAAAAAGAACTAACAGAAGCTCAAAAACAAGCTTCAAAAAAAGCAAATTTATAGGAGGCTATAAATGTATAATACAAGTCAAAATTATAAAGATAAAGTATTAAATGATTCAATACAACATGAATTAAATATATACATAGACGGAAATAAAATCGAACCAAATCATATTATAGATTTTAGTTCAAAATTAGAATTATTTAATAATAATGAATTTTGTTTAGGGTGTACTCCAGAAATTGATATTGAATTTGAAATAGATAAAAGAGACTTGCCAGATGTGTACAATGAGGTTTATGTTGAAACAGGTATAGATGGAGAAGTAGTTCCAATAGGCTATTTTACTATTCAAAAACCAATTGAGGATGATGAGTTTAAAGTAAAGATAAAAGCCACAGATTATATGAAAAAATTTGAAGATAATAAATATGATGGTAGCAATTTAATATATCCAGAAACAATGTTGGAAGTCTTAAAAGATATATGCAATAAAGTAGGAGTAGAACTGGGTTCTACTTCTTTTCTGAACTCAAAAAAACAAATAGCAGTATATGACAACACCGTAACAGCAAGAACGTATTTAGGTTATATTGCAGAACAAGCGGGCGGATTTGCTGTAATAGGCAGAGATGGAAAACTTTATATAAAAACATTTGGAGAAGATACTGTTAATTTTGATATTGATTTGTTTGGAGATTTCACTTGGGGTGATAAATTTAAAGTAAGTAAAGTTTCTTATGAAGATGGAATACAAAATTATAAATTTGGAGATGAAACACAAGCAACAGTATTTATTGATCAAAACAATATGTATATAGTTGATAGTGAACAAGTAGAGAATATTTATAATCAAATCAAAGGTTTTGAAGTATATGCATTTGAGGGGGAGACAATAATAGACCCAGCTTATGATATTGGGGATATTCTAATAATTGATGATAAAAAAGTTTTATATCAAGGAGAGTTAAATTATGCGGGGAAATTTAAGGCAAGTATAAAAAGCAAAATACAGGTCAAAACAGAACAAGAAAGTATGCAGACAAAACAGAGTAACTCTAACAAAATAAAAAGGGTGCAAAGTGAAATAAATCAAATTGATGGGAAAATAACACAACTAGTACAGGAATCATCAGAACACGAAGAAAAAATAACAAAAGTAGAACAAGATCTAGATAGTATAAATCAAAATGTAAAAGATATAGTTGATTATAAAAGAACAATAGATGGAGTAACAGAAATTCATTTAACAGAAGCTGGAAATGTAAAAATACTAAAATTAGATATAAAAGGGAATATAACATATGTTAGTAATCTATTTCCTTCTGATGATTTATTTCCAAGTGATGAGTTATATCTTAATCAGGAGGTATTATAGATGATATATAAAATAATAGTGGATAAGCAAGCAAAAGAAAACCCTTCTTTAGAAAAAAAAGAATACACTGTTGATATCGAAGAACTACGTTGCAAAGGTGATGTGTATGATAGTTTAAATATTGAAAAAGACAGAACATATGTTGTAAGGAGATTAGAACTAAGTGAATTTCATGTGTTAAAAGAATTGAGTAATCCTAGAATAGAAGAATTAAAAGATTTAAATGTAGAATTATTCGAAGGAGATAACTATATTTATTTAATTGATATGATTGGAAATAAATTTTATGCGGAATATTTGATAAAAAATGATTTTAATGATATTTATGCAACAAAAAATGAAATGAATAGTGCAATAAATCAATCAGCTCAAAGTATAGAATTAAGTGTAAATCAGAAATTGATATGTTATTCTACAACAGAGGAAATGAATAGTGCAATAAATGTTAGGGCCAATGAAATAACTAGTTCTGTAAGTAAGAAGGTGGGAAATGATGAAATTATTTCAAAAATTAATCAATCTAGTGAAAAAATTACAATTGATGCAAATAAAATTAGCCTTAAACGGAAAAGAAATAAATTTAACAAGTGATAATACGATTATAAAGAGCAATAATTTTAATGTAGATAAAAACGGCAAAATGAGTTGTACAAACGCTAACATATCTGGAACTATATCAAGTAGTGATGCAAATATAACAGGCGGGAAAATAGTTTTAAATACATCATTATTATATCATTATGATACTTTTATAGTTAATGATTCGGAACATGGATCACAAAGTGGAATTGGAGCTTCAGTTGCAGTAATAGGGCAAAGTGGAAGTGATACAAATTCTGGAGTTCAAATA